CTTTATAAGCCATGCCCAACATAGCAGTGCCAAGACCAGCCGCTGCTGTGGACATTCCTCTTGTCTTCTCGGACAGTTCGCCCATCTTCACACCGAAGGCTTGGACGGATGGATTGAATGCGTTCTGTTGCTTCTCTAATTTTTGGAGTGCCTGTTCACACTCGATGATTTCTCTTGTCAGTGCTTGGTACTGCTCGGAGTTCTTATCGACTCCACTAGCATCCATCTGCTTCTGTGCTTCTTTGAGTTTGTCGAGCCGTGATTTTGTATCGGTAATTGCTTTGGCTAACAGATCCTGCTTCTGCCGTAAGAGTTCGGTGTTGCTAGGATCTAACTTCAGCAATTTGTCTACATCTTTAAGTGACTTTTGAGTATCACGCAAAGACTGGTCTACTTCTTTTAGGCTTTTCTGTAATTGAGTGGTATTACCATCAATTTCAATGGTGATACCTTTGATTCTTCCTGCCATGATACCCCCTAGAATCTATCGAAATCTTCTTGAGTGGCAACCTGATCGTACTCAAACGAATCATTAGCGGACTCGGTGAACATATCGAAAACAAATCCCACATCCAACGCATCAAGGTCGGACATGGGAATATTGTTCTGATAACACCGCAGAAGAAAGAGAGCCGTTGTCAGCTCCCTTTCCGTGCGTGTGCCTTTTTTTTTGATTCAACTGAAGATGACATCTCCGCAGACCACATATCCTGCAACTGCGGAAGTGCCATGTAGATAGAGAACATACCGAACTGGTCGAACCACTCGTCAATGTCTCCGATGGAGGTCGCCAAGGACATCCAGCGCAGATTCCTTGTCGGTCTGAATGTGCTGAATATCAATAAACAGGTCTCTGCCGATCCACTGCTTATAGAGCAACGGAGTCCGTGCGGTTGCCTTGAAGGTTATTTCTTTGCCGTCAATTTCGATTGTTCTCTTCATAATTTATCCTTTCAGTTATTAAGCTGGTTCGTGAACCTCTGTGTACCATGTCGCATAAGCACTGGATGTGCTCGGACACTTTGCTTTGACGAGGTAGTCATTGACCCTCGGCATAGCAGTAATGTTGAGTGTCTCTGTCTGCGGTGTAATTCCTGCTTCCTTCGTCTGTCCTGCTACTGCTGCTCTCGATGCGGTGCAACGATACATACAGTGCTTTGTAGCATTTTCATCGGTCTGGAATTCAAACAGAAGAGCAAACTCAACTGTCGGAGCGTTTGCATATTCATACATGACTGTGTCCTGTGTTCCTTCCGTTTCGCCAAGGATATCCTTGCGGAAGGAGTCAGGAATCATAGCCACTTCGAGAGTTCCCTGATATCCGTTGTTCGCTGTGGATGTGAAGTAAACAATGTCATCAGCATAGAAAGGGTTTGTGTCGCCCTGTGCTTCCAGTGACATATTCACTGCTCCTGCGATACGAACCGGAGTATCATAGGTCAGAGTGCCTGTGCCGTTATCGGTGGCTTTTGCGTAATAAACATTTCGCAAGCCATATTTAATCTTTGCCATCTATCACTATCTCCATTTCGTAAATGACCTCATACATATGTTCTGTGTTGAGGTACGTTTCTGTCTTATCCCAAACAAATCCCCATTCATCGAGTACGGCTTCAATGTTTTCCTCGGTCAGAAAGGATTTGTTTTCTGTGTACAACTCGATATTGAGCGAATCGATCCGCTGATAGACCTTGTCATCAGCAGGGAAATTGTCGCTCCGGCTGTAGAAGAAAATGATGTAAGGAAGGGAAGGTGCTTCTTTTTCAGGGAATGACCAGTAAGTGAATGGAAGACCTGTCTGTGTCAGCATTGTTACAACATCTCTGTTTTTCATACCACTACTCCAATCATGTCTTCCATCTTCTTTGAATAGATCTCTTCATACTTGACCGCAATCGGTTCGATGAAACCATTGCCTTCAACCCATGTCTGCTTGTCCGGTGCAATCCTGCCACCGCCAGCAACAACGTGACCGAATTCCAACAGATGACCAATGCGGTACATAGGTTTCTTGAGGTGCACAGTTCCACGCACTTCGCCCCATGACATCTGTCTCATTGTGTATGTCCAGTATCTAGGGAACTTCTTCCATGTGTTTCCTGTGGTCTTGCCTACGTTGTACGCTTTTAATTCGTCAACGATATCACTGGCAGTTTCTTCAGCACACACATAGCAAGCCTTGGCAACATCGTCAGAATACTCTCGAAGAGCCTGACCGACAGCGAATGCAAATTCACCGCCTTTAACCTTCGTCCACGGCATCGGCATTCCCCTTTCTTAACTCGACATACAATTCGATAGTGTC